TCGCTTGTTAGTACTGCTACTGTTTCATCGGAAAGAGCGATTTCTGTGCGGACGTTTAGTTCCAACACTTCATCGTTCAGCTTTTGCTTGTCCTTTTTCAAGGCCAATTGTTCTGCTTTGAACGCATCTACTTGTACTTGTGTAAGCACACCTGTACTAACTGTGTCGCTGTAACCATAAATGCTACGTCGGCTGTTTTCACCTTTATCTGCTTTCAACTTATCAACTTTACCGTTGATAACCAACATGCTATCTTGTACTGCATCACTGCTGATAAGGGCAGTCAATTGGCCAATACGCTTGTCAACATAAGCGGCTTTTGCCAGTCGCTCGTTGATACCACATTCGGCATTGGCTGTACCAACCTGGGCACGAACAACGTACAAGACTTTTGTTAGTGCTGTACGTCGTTGATCAGCGGAGATCAACTTTAGATTAGCTGTTTCCAATGCAACGTCTGGACGCTCAAACTCGTTAAGTTCAACCTTAACAGTTATATCAACGTTTTTTACAACTTCTTGGATTGCATTCTGTAATGCAGATGCTTTGCGTAGTGTGATTTTCATATGTGTGCCTTTTCAATAAACAATTATAGCAGAACCATTCTGCTAAGTCAATAAAAACGGTAAGATAGACAGCAAGCGAGTAGCTGGACAATGTGCAAAACACAACCGGTCCGATGACTAATCTTTCCTTACAACTATCAAAAAACAGAGAACTCAATATTTCCAAAGATCAATAAACACGGCTCACCGCCAGAGGACTTTGGATCACTGAGTTACGGAGGCTGTTCAGGCCAATTTCAGTAAACGATTTGTAGTCGTTAACTGTTGTGCCACTCCTCATCTCCGCTACCTTACCGGAAAACCGAGCAAGCCCGATTTTCAAAACCTTATAGGTGCTCTCTGTGGCGCTTGAATCCACGATAGCCCATCTCTTCATGGCCGGTCCTTGTACATGGTCGACATTGACAAGTATTTCGGTGTTCCACTGTAGCTACTCAAAGAGCACGTATAAAGTGTCTAGCTACCTACACCACATAGGCCCTAGACTGAGCAGTTACTCTGTCCATAACATTTATTCTTATGGGAAGGTGTTAAACCTCACCTAATGCGTTACCGCTACTCCTGAACGGAGACGGAAGGTCAATGCACTACACACCTGGCGCTCTCTATGGTGACTGCCCCACCCCCTTTGTATAACGGACAAGGGCGTCCGGGTTTTCTTTATGTGTTTATTTTACAGCTTTTGTTCAGAAATGTCAAGTACTTTATACTCGTAATTTACTGAGTCTTCGTTTTCACGGAAAGTAATTGCACCATTTTTTGTATGGAATTTACGAGCCATTTCTGTTTTAGGACTGAGTGTAACGAATCGAGTAATAGTTGGAAATTGTTGTTTAATTTCTTCTACTGTTTGCATTAGTAAATCTTTACCTGCACCTGGAGCATAACTCCAGATTGTGTAAAAAATAGCGGTGTTTGGTGCTAGTGCTTCTTGCGCCAATTCTGCTACACTTGAGGGAACAATATCTTGTAGGGCAACGCATACGATCGCTTTTGGATCTTCGCCGTCTACAAGACTTGATATGAAACGATTTTCGCTGACTCTAAACTCCGCAGGGATCTCAGGACGAACCGGATCATCCTTAAGGAATTTAAGTAGTGGACTGGTTAGGTCAGTGATAAATGTTAGCATATAATTGTATTTATCTTTTCATTATTAAACATATATAAAATGCTCTGCGAACCCCGGCGGTAATTATAGTACATCAGAAATTTCGTCAAGTTGCCCCAACTAGTCTATTCATCACGCATACCCTCCACCCGCTCCCCGACAGGTTCCGTTCTCGTATTGCCAACGCTAGTTCGGTAGGACTAGAACCACCCTTGAGTCACGAACTCACTTCTCCTTCGTACGGGTCATACTAGCCAGGCGTTACCCCGGCGGGTTTGGTTGCGGATGATGGAATCGAACCACCAACTGAAGCTTATGAGACTTCCGAGATACCGTTTCTCTAATCCGCGATAACTTTGGTCTCGGCGGCAAGATTCGAACTTGCGACATCCTGCTCCCAAAGCAGGCGGAATGAACCAGACTATCCTACGCCGAGTTTATATTTCTCTATAACTGGTGGGTGATGAGAGGATCGAACTCCCGACAAACTGCGTGTAAGGCAGCGACTCTACCGCTGAGCTAATCACCCGAAAACTTGGAGCGGGATGGGGGAATCGAACCCCCGACTTTAGATTGGAAATCTAAGGTAATACCATTTTACGAATCCCGCATAAAAACTATTTAACTATGGTGCGAGAGGCGGGACTCGAACCCGCATGCCTTTCGACGAGAGATTTTAAGTCTCTTGAGTATACCATTTCTCCACTCTCGCAATTTTATTAGTTGATAGTATTCATAGTCTTACAGACTAAGCAAATTTCTGAGTGGAGTTCGATTCTCCTCATAAGCCATTGCCCTGGTTGTCTCAGGACTGATCGATGGCCCGACCAGCCCGCCTAGTGTATGCGTCCACACACGGTACCCACCGAATGCTATCAACTAATAAAACAAATTTTTAAAGAACGTTTATAGACTGTTTTTTAACTGTCTAAGTATATATTATATAGGAAAATTGTCATCTTGTCAATGACTTTTTTTGAATTAATGAACCGATTCTTTCGCATCTACAGTACACTCAACTACCCAATTTGTGAAGTCAGTAAATTTAGTTACTTCAACGCCTAGCCCTACTGCTTCGTTTACAAAATGTTGTAGTAACGCATTGTAAAGTTCATCGGGCATTGTATCTTTATCGAAACGGATTTTCATTATATATCTCCTTGTCGCATATACTCGTCTCCTGCTAGAGGAACTGGCTTTTCATCCGCATCATAAGTCCAACCCAGATGCTTCATCATGCGATGCTTGACTAGCAAGTTAGGACTACGAAAACGCCCAGTGTCATTAAAGCCCATCATGACTCCAACTTCACAAACCGCACCCGAACGACAAATGCCAGCGTAGCAATGAACAACTACATTCATGCGATTTTCCAATGCGTGTTGTAGCAAACGAACCAGCTCAGCCGCCTGCTCATGACTACAACGCATAGCTTCTTCTAGAGCAAAGTCTTTTTCTTCAATGTCTAAGAACTCAAAGTTGTGACGCTCTTTAAACTGATGCTTGGCTTCGGGACGCCAGCTGGCTGGATCCACAATGCTGATCAGCATACTATTAGGGCCAGCATCGTGATGAAATCCTGTTGGGATATCACTTGCGGCCACGTTTTCAATCCATGGCATATAATCCTCCTATTTAAGTGTACCAAATTTCTTTAAAGCCTTCTTCCTCAGTCGGCTCTTCCCAACTGTCAATCATACTCTGTACAACCTCCCAAGGAATTTCTTTTCCTGGACGACTACTTAATCTTTCTTTAAGAACGTCGAGATTGGGAGTACGGAATACAACAGCAACGTGATCATAGTCACGCAACATTCTAAACTTACGTCTACGGCTTTTAACGGTGGTGCTAGTTTGGTCCCAAATTACAGTATGATCGTGCTCACGTGCAAATACAACTTGTTTAGCCATCTGGTCAACTGCTGTAGGCATGTAATCCTTAAAAACTTCACTGTAAGTTTTACCTTGTGCTCTAGCATAATCTTCCACAAACGAGTCTGTAGAAATTATTGTCAGGCCTAGTGCCCAGTCTTGATTTTTAATCCAAGTACTTTTGCCTGCGGCAGGCACCCCGATCAATTGATAACACGTTGGCATTAGACCTCCAAAAACTTTCTTACCCAAGCTAACCGAGCTTGTTCGTCCATAGCAGTATATTCTACTATGTTAGTACGGATTGCGTCAACTAAAGGATAGTATTCTTCATCCAGATTGTGCTTGATATCATTTTGCATGTTCACCAATTTGTCAGTGCGTGGATTACGAGCTACCCACTTACTTGTTAAGTAGTATGGACTCTTAATCTTAGCACTAACACCGTCATCTGTGTAGAATACAAACCCCTCGTGCTTACATTCTTTAGCCATCTCTTGCAAGCGGCTCATGTTAGTTGTTACGCTTTCTGGAGCATAACATTGTAATGTACTAGCAAAGTCTTGTAAGAAAAATGGATCACGTACAATCTTAGAACCCCATGTGTTTTCACGAGCTCCTAACAAATACATACCTGACTTTTCTGGTATAATATGTGGATCATTTGGATGCACACATTCAAACATAAAAGTCATTCCTAGACAATCTGCTGTACCTAACAGTATGCGCCAGTCTGTCAACGGCATGTGGGAAGCCATCATTTCCTTAGCATACCCAACAAAGTCACTGTCCGTGCTACCAGTAGTAGACACTAACAGTTCTCCATTGTGTACAGTCATAGCAACCATAAAGCCGTTAACCTTTCGGAATGCAGTAACCTTAGTATCTGGAGCAAACACAGGTGCTTGCTTTTCAATACCATAGTTGTAGATCTTTGTGAATGGATATGTAACTAGGTTAAAATCCTTGTCCACAATGCTTCCGCGACATTCGGCAATATAGTCGTTCCACAAGTTATCGTAGAACACTTTCTTTTTGTACTTTAGTACGTAGAGTCCATTGCCACATTCTTTCATGTTGACTAGTTTGCTGGACTCTACGTACTCCTTCAACTGGTCTTGAAACATATTATTCCTTAATGAAGCTTACGCCTTCAGAATAGTAACCGTTTGATTGACCTAGCCAACGCAAGTCCACATAACCCTTGCGAGTTGCAAACTTGTAGAAAGTCCATGTATAAGACTCGTATGCTTCGAAGTCTGCTGGGCTTTCGCCGTCAACTTCTTCAGCAATCAAAATCTCTGAACCAACTAGGTCCTCTAGGTCTCCTACCACATCTTCAAGCCGTACACTTTCGCAACAGTCTTGTTCGTGATACATACGATAAGTTTCGCCGTCGGTAGTTTTAAAAACCAACTCGTCGCCCTCGTCCTTCAACGATACTAGAGTCTTGCCCTTCAATACATCAACTTTACAATAGTTGTCATAATAGCTCATACATGATGTCCTTTAATTTCGCCCTTCATGGCGTCTCTAATTGCGTCTTCCATTGAAACAGCAATCATACCAGTTGCATCGATACCAACATCTCTACAACGAAACTTTTCCATACCGCTTGTGTTACCGTGCAAGTGACCGTGTAAATGTACACTACCTCTATGCATTTGATCCCATTCGGCTATAGGGTAGTGAAACATCACCACCTTAGTTCCCTCATATGTGATGTCCAAGTATTCATGCACCTCTGCAAACGCATTGCGGAATGTTGCATCCATCAATGTCTTGCGGTCATGATTACCTCTAATCAAAATCTTTGTGCCGTTCAAACGCATTACCATTCGACCAGCATCACTGCCTGACAAAAATGCTACATCACCTAAGATGTAAACAGTATCGTCTGGAGCGATCAAATCGTTCCATTCTTTAACCATTGCCTCGTTCATATAGGCAACATCGTTTCGAAATCTTGCTCGAGTAATCGGGCAAAATGTCATTATATTTTTGTGTCCGAAATGAAGATCGGACGTAACCCAAGTTGTCATCTCGATCTCCTTATAATCGTGTTCGTTTAACTCGCCCAATTCGGCTTGCTTTGTTCCAGTCGTAAGCAACACCATCTGGGCACTTGCCATCTTTAACAGTATCAACACCAAATGTTCCTACGATTTCGTAGGCGTTACTTTTTATAGTAACAAATACTGCTAAAGTTTTAGCCCAATCCATTGCTGGAATTAAGCCATCAAATTCTCTTTCACTAGCGACACCGCTAGTATCTTTCCATATTACCTTTATTTTTTCTTCTTTCATTGTCATATTATACATTATCTTTTTGGTTTTGTCAACCGTTATTTTGGTCCCCCAGTGTGGAATCGAACCACATCCTGGACCTTATCTAGATTAATCGCTTATAAAACGACCTGCTCTCCTTGAGCTACTGGGGGAAATTTTGGGGTGTTAGATGGGGAACGATCCCATACTATCGCTTTCACAGAGCAATGTGCAGACCACTACACTACTAACACCATAGAAACTTGGCCTCGCCT